TCTATCAAGTGCCTTGATGGTGAGGATAAAGGAATGGAAGCGCGTTACACCACTACATCTGTTGGTGGTAAAAAAGCGGTTCAAGCCCTAGCTGTGGCGATTGCTACGCAAGTAGAAAAAGACCAAGACAAGCCAGTACCCGTGGTTGAACTTGGCAAAGAGCATTACACCCACAAGTCGTACGGTCGCATCTATACCCCAATTTTTAAAGTTATTGATTGGACAGGTATGGATGGTGAAGTTGAAGCTAAAGAAGAAGCGCCTGCAATTGAAGCGCCTGAAGCTGAAGCCGCACCAGCGCGTCGTCGTCGTTCATAAAGGAAATATTATGTTATTGAATATCGAACTTAGCATTGAAGAAGTAAACGTAGTGCTGTCAGCTTTGAATGTTGGTCTTGTTGAAAAGATCAAAGCGCAAGCGATTGCACAGTTGCAAGCGGCGCAGCCTGCCGTAGAAGAAGCAGCAGAGTAAAGAATAGGGGTGGTTAGGCAGACATTCGAGGATGTTGCAAACGTGAGTTTTTTCTGCCTTCAATCACGCGTGTAGTAGCAACCAAATCGACACCCCGCCCATAAAGTACAGTAAAGGATAAACAAATGAAAGTTACGCATCACAAAAATGGCGAAATCAAAACGCTTGTAGATGAAGCTCCATATCATCCAGGTTATGAAGATGCTGGGTTTAAAGCTGAAGAAATGAACAATGAACCAGTAGCGTGGATGGACAAGAGAACAAATAAATGCGTAGTGTTTATTAATACACCGCCATCCGATGATTGGATTCCACTCTACACCCATCCAGCAAAGACACTAACAGAATGGGAAATGAAAGAATGTTGGGAAGAAGCTACTGAAGGTAGAGAACATTTTTGCAGTCAATATTTTGATTTTGCACAGTTAATACTAAGAAAGGCACAAGAGAAATGAAAGAAATTGATTACGATATTTATTGTGGTGGTGAATGGTGTGCTGGTGCTAATAATTTAGATGAAGCTATGCGATACGCACAAGATTATAGGGATGATGGAGTTGTTGAAGTTTATGAAGTTAAAAAGAAAACAACTTTAATAGCAAAAATGTCTATGCTAAGAAAGGCACAAGAGAAATGAGCCTTTTATGGCTTGATTTTGAAACCCGCAGTCGTTGTGATCTGCGGACAAAGGGTGTGTACAACTACGCCCAAGACCCTAGCACGCGGGTGCTATGTATGTCTTATGCGTTTGATGATGAGGATGTCGTTACATGGACGCCTGACCAGCCATTCCCTGAGCGTGTGGCTAACTTCAAAGGTCAGTTGCGGGCGCATAATGCCGCGTTTGAGCGCTTGATCTGGTGGTACGTCCTTGCGCCGGACAAAGGTATCCCAGAACTAAAGCTAGAACAGTTCTATTGTACAGCGGCGCAAGCCCGTGCCAACTGCGCGCCTGGCAGCCTTGAGGATGTCGGTCGATTCGCTAGCACTAATATGCGTAAAGATCACCGTGGCAATCAGTTGATTCGCCTGTTATCCATCCCTAAAGTCGATGGCACTTTCAACGATGATCCTACGCTGATGGCTGAGATGGTTGCCTATTGTGAGCAAGACGTGCGTGCTATGCGTGCCATTTCTAAAGCCTTGCGTGACCTGTCAAGGGATGAGCTGATGGATTACCATGTCAATGAGCGCATCAATGATCGCGGTGTGCTGTTAGATAAACCGCTAGCGCAGGCCGCAGTGCGGTATGCTGGCGAAGAATTAGAAGAAATTGAAAAGCTCGTTGCTGAGGTAACTGAAGGTGAGATCACCTCCGTCCGCAGCCCTAAGATGCGTGAATGGGTCTTAGCGCGTGTCGGCGATGAAGCTAAAAAGTTAATGGAAGTGTATAAAGATGGCGACAAGAAATATTCGATCGACAAGTCAGTTCGAGCTAACTTACTTGTTTTTGCTGAAGAAAACCCCGACCAAATACCGCCGGAAGTTGCAGATGTTATCCAATGTGCGGACGACTTATGGGCGTCTAGTGTTGCGAAGTTCAACCGATTAAAGGATTTAGCTGATGAAGAAGATAGCCGCGTTCGTGGTGCGTTTGTGTTCGCTGGGGGATCAGCTACAGGGCGCGCCAGTAGCTACGGCGCCCAAGTCCACAACTTCACAAGAAAATGCGCTAAGGATCCTGATGCCGTTAGACAAGCTATGGTTAGAAGCCACGCAATTGTCCCTACCTTTGGACGACGAGTCACCGACGTCCTTAAAGGGATGCTTAGACCAGCTCTCATCCCTGCAATTGGAAAATCACTCGTTGTTGCAGATTGGTCAGGAATTGAAGCTAGGGTCAACCCTTGGCTTTCCAATTCAGACGCCGGTATTTCGAAGCTATCGCTTTTTGAAAGAGGGGAAGATGTCTATATCCACAACGCCGTCATCACGTTCCGTAAGTCATACGAACAACTCTACGCAGAATACGAAGCTAACGACGGTTCGGAAGAACGTCAAATCGGCAAAGTCCAAGAGCTAGCTTGCGGTTTTGGTGGCGGCGTGGGCGCGTTTGCGGCTATGGGTCGCATTTATGGTGTGCATTTGCCTGAAGCGCAAGCTAAACGCATGGTAAACGCATGGCGCATAGCAAATCCTTGGGCAGTTCCCTATTGGCAAGACCTAGAATCAGCGTATACAAGGGCGATGCGTAATAAAGGTTTTGAGTTCTCGGCAGGACGCGTAACTTACTTGTTCGATGGCTTGCATCTTTGGTATGCTTTACCTTCTGGGCGCGTTCTCTGCTACCCCTATGCAAAGCTAGAAAGCGATGGGGTTACATACGCTAAAGCTGCATGGAAGCCCGCAGCAGATGCAAAGGAATGGCCTAGAGCAAGATTATGGAAAGGATTAGCCTGTGAAAACATCACGCAAGCGGTTGCCAATGATTTACTTAGACATTCTCTACGTCAACTGGATGATGTTATTCTTCACGTCCATGATGAAATTGTGGTCGAAACAGATAAACCCGAAGAAATAAAAAAACGCATGGAAGAAGTGATGTGTACCCCGCCTGATTGGGCTAAGGGGATTCCATTAGGTGTAGAAATTCATGCGATGCAACGATACGGCAAATAAAAAACCCCCTAGTGATGAGCTAGGGGGCAAACCTCACGAAAGGTATTACAAATGAACTTTTTAGAATATATCACGAACTTAGCACCAGAGGGTGAAACAGCCCTAGTTGTACGCCAAAAACCACAGTTAGATGGTAATGGATTAACGCAAATGCACGCTGATGGCACGATTAAATGCACTTGGCCTGCTTTTTTGCCAACGGCCAAGCTCAAAAAAGATTGGGCTATTTACGGCAATACAGGCTCATTTATACTTGATCGCTTTGCTGATGGCAAAGTGTCCGCGTCAGCAGCTAACTGCGAATATGTCCTTGTGATGATGTTAGATGACATCGGTACCAAATCTAAAGAGCCGCCCCTTGCGCCTACATGGATCATGGAAACGTCCGAAGGCTCTTACCAATGGGGCTATGCGTTCAAAGAACAGCCAACTAAGGGCGATTTTACCGCAGCCATTAAAGCGATTGCCAAGGCAGGCTATACAGACCCAGGCGCAACTAACGCCGTGCGTAACTTTAGACTGCCCGGTTCTGTTAACCTTAAGCCTGGTAAGAATAACTTTGTATCAACGCTTGTGGCGTTCCACCCTGAGCGTGAATACAACTTAGAAGATATATGTATTGCGCTTGACGTGGTGCCTGATCCTGCTGACACGGCTACCAACATAGCCATTCGCCTTGCTGACACTGGCAAGGATTCAGTTGTGACGTGGCTTAATGAACAGGGGCTAATCATGTCGCCTGCCAATGGCGAGGGTTGGATGGGTGTTGTTTGCCCAAATAATGAGCAACACACCGACGGCAACATCGAGGGCCGATACAAGCCCCTTGATCGTTCGTTCTGCTGCTTGCATGGTCATTGTGTCGAGTTTAGTTCGCAAATGTTTCTTGATTGGGTAGCCGATAATGGTGGCCCTGAAGTTGATCACGGCTTGCGTGATGAGTTATTAGCCGAAAAAATGAATATGGCATTGTCTAAACTAACCCCAAATGACGTCTACAGAGATACTGCAGCCGAAGTAATCGCCGAAGTAGAGCGCAAAGAGCTTGGCCGCATTGAGAAGGCGAACTGGTATGAGCGTTTTGCTTACATTCAAGATGACGAATCTTACTTTGATATGCAAGACCGCCGTGAGGTTAGCCGTCAGACATTCAATGCCCTGTTCCGTCATGTGTCATGCAAATCTATTCATACAGGGCGTAAGGTAGAAGCGTCAATCTGCTTTGACGAGAACCGTCAAGCGATGGGCGCAAAGGCTTTAGTCGGCGTTACTTACGCAGCTGGTGAGGATGTCATTGTTACCCGTGATGGCGACTTGTTCGGCAACCGCTGGCGCGACGCACGTCCAACAATAGATTCGCAAAAAGCGTCTACAGACATATCTATGTGGATGGATCACTGCCAGAACTTAGTGCCAGAGCAGGCAGAGTTAGACCATATCCTAGACGTGATGGCGTTCAAGGTGCAACACCCTGAGATCAAGGTCAACCACGCAATCCTTCACGCTGGTGATGAGGGTTCTGGCAAGGACACTTTCTGGGCGCCATTCATCTGGGCAGTCTGCGGAGATCACTTGAAGAACCGTGGAATCATGGACAACAACTCAGTTAATAGCCAATGGGGCTATCAGCTGGAGTCCGAGATTCTGATTATTAATGAGTTGAAAGAGCCTGACGCAGCGACACGCAGACAGTTGGCTAATCAACTTAAGCCAATTATTGCTGCGCCTCCTGAGATGCTTCCAATTAACCGCAAGGGCTTACATCCTTACATGATGGCAAACCGCCTGTTTGTGCTTGCGTTCTCTAATGACCCTGTACCTATTAGTCTGGCTTCCCAAGACCGCCGATGGTTCTGCGTATGGAGTACGGCAGAGCGCATGGATTCTAACAAAGCCAAACAGATGTGGGACTGGTATCGTGCCGGTGGATTCGCCGCTATCGCTCAGTTCTTGCATAGCCGTGATGTGTCTAAGTTCAACCCATCTGCGCCGCCGATGTGGACAGAGTTTAAGGCTAATCTAGTTGAGCATGGCATGAGCATGGCTGAATCATATCTGGTTGAAATGTTACGCAACAGAGTAGGCGAATTTAATAAAGGCGTTATTGGTTCGCCATTTCATGCGCTATGTGATCGTCTGGCTGGTTCGGCTCCATCTGGCGTTAAAGTACCGCAAGCAGCGTTGCTTCATGCGCTCAAAGAAGCTGGCTGGATTGATTGTGGCAGGCTCAAGTCCAGAGACTTTGACACTAAAAAACATATCTTTGCGTGTCCAGAAATGGCAGATCTTGCTAAGTCTGAATTGCGTCGTTTGGTTGAGGAGAACCCGCAACCTAAGATGGTATTGGTTAAATGAAACCTAATCGCAAATTGCGTCTATCAAACCTAATCGAAAAAAGCGTCTCCATATAGATTTTGAAATATATAAAAAAAAATTGCCAGGCTTGGACAGCTGGCTTTTTTAATAATAAATAATATTATCTAATATAATCAAGGACATATAATAGATAATCGAATTATATATGCTGCTTAAGTGCTAGACTGCATCTGGAGCTGGACTGCATCTGGAGCTGGACTGCATCTGGAGCTGGACTGCATCTGGAGCTGGACTGCATCTGGAGCTGGACTGCATCTGGCAGAGCTTTAATCTGGCACTGGCAGGGTTTTGCAGTGCTGGTGATACCTACCTATCATCTAGGCAAAAATAAACCCCTAGAGTGTCAGTCTAGGGGTTTTTAGGTTTAAGGGTTTACTGGTTTACAGTTCCCACATCAATATCAGTAATTCAATAAATAGAATGACAAGTAAATAAGTCATGCCAGCAAACCATAAGCCAGCATACATCCCAAAACTATTCCCAATAAGGCAGTGCCTATCCAGTCCAGCAAAGTAATTTTCTTTTCCATGTAATTCTCCTTTATTCCATGTAGGCAGGGAATGAGTTATATGCTTTAAGACCAAAGTCAGAGCGAGCTATCTTATGGTCAGTGATGCCAGATATAAAGCACTCTTCGTTAATCTCTCCTTGCATCAGCATATCTGCCAAGTCTAGAAAAGCATTGACCCCAAAGACATCCACAAAGGCATCTATTGAGTTCAGAGAGATGTCTCCTGCCTTTTGGTATCCCATGTATAGCAAATCTTCGATAGTCGCTTCAAGGTCGTAATAATCAGGGTAGTAATACTCTCTGCTCCCATATACGCTCCCAGACCCCATGTAGTCGTGCTTAGTAGGCAGTCTGGTGTCTGGCTTTTCTTTTGATTGCTTAAGAATGAGTGCTTGTGCCTTTTTACCCTTTTTGTAGGCAGTTTTACTAGCACTGGCACTGGCAGACCATGCGTAAGTATTGGAGAGCCAGAGACCAGACCAGTAAACCCCAGAGCTTTGATTGACTACTGCTTGTCTGCCCTGCTCATCCATCAGCACAAACTTATTTGATGCGCCAATATGCGAGCCAATAATGGCCGCAAATTCTGGACTAAAGGCATAGTCTGGATTGCGAGAGAGCATTGGCCGCAAATAGTCCTTGATGTAATGCCAAGTGTCAGACTTGCTGGTATCTGCCTGATTGCCAGTGGATAAAATGCCATTGTGCATAAGCCAGAGACTTGTCCCGTGTTCCTGCTGGTTTAAGACTTCGTAAGGATGACAATTCGTTAAGTCAGTGTCCCCGTGAGTTCTCATTCGTAAGTGAAAAGCACAATTTTTGCCAGCAATATGATTGCTATAAAACTGAATAAAATCTTCTGCTGATACTGGCAAAATCTTTTCCACAATCAATGCGCCGTCTTTTGCATACATCACGCCTACCCCGTCAGAGTTGTAGTCGTAAAAGTCAGAGAGCCAGTCCCGTGAAAGAGCTGGAGAGTTTTGGTTTTGAGTGATTAATAAACACATATTTTTAAATCCTTTTCGTGAGTTGATATATTTAAACTTCTGCTATTTCTGGCACTGCTGGTAATGCTGGAGCGATTGTCTTACGCAAATTGTCTGCCAGCTTATATCCCTTTTCTTTAAGATACGCTCTCAAAAAGCGAGTGTCTTTTCTGTTTTCTGGTAAGCAGATAAAGTCCAAAAACTTCCCAGTAGTGAGTTCACTGGTACTGGCACTGGCAGTAAAGTGCCAGCAAGCAAAGGCAAATTCTAGGCATGAGACCATAGTCTCGTACTTCAAAGTCCCTTTAAACAATCGAAATTCGATTGTTTTCTCATTCCTAAAATTGAGTGCTTCGTATCTGTCAGAGTTCAGTCTGCAGAGCTGGTCTGCCTTGTGCTTGCTAGAATGGACGCTATCTTTGAGCCAGTGCTTATCTTCCTTTTTATTCTGGAATTTTGCATATCCACTGGCATCCCGTCTGGCAATACTTTTGACCAGTTCAGCATTAGCAGGGTCGTTGATAAATAGCACCAACTTAGCTCCATGCAAAGTAGTCATGCTGGACTTGCAGACATGGACATGAAGTCCACAAGTGCTAGTGTCGTGAGACTTCATGCCTTTAGTTTTCTGCTTGAAATACTGGAGCTGGTGCTTATGCACATCCAGACCAGTGTAGGCAGTAACCATTTCAAAGCCATTGTCCAGAGAGCCATCCTGCTCCATTAGGCAGTATGTATGCTTGATACCATCTTCATCCTTATAGTCAGAGGTATTGTCCAGAATGAGTCCAGCTCTTGAGTCCTTGTCCCAGTCATCTCCCACTTCCATCTCCAGCTCCATGCCAAGCAAAACACGGGGAGAGCGCATATCGTAACTGGATGGAATATGTCCCAGTCTTCGCTTACTGGAATGATACTCACCTATATGCTCATACTCACGCTCCTGCTCCTCGTCTTCCTGCTCATCTTCCCAGTCGTTATTGCTTATGTAAGTGTCTCGATAGTCAGAATAGGTATATCCAGAGCTTAAGCAGTCTTCGCATACATGGTAATCCCCGTCATAAGTGCTATTTTGCTCATCAGTATTAAAGAAGTTATTACAGTCATCACAGCAAAAAAAGCACTCATCTTCAAAGTGCTTGTGTAAGACATCTTCCATGCTGGAGCGATAACTAACCCTTGTCCCGTACTGATTGAGCGCATCTAGTGCGCTCTGCCAGTCTTCGTCCTTGATTGCTTGTGCAAATTCTTTGCCTACTATCTGGTACATCTTTTTACGCTCCAAAATGGAATAAGCAGTATTACCAAAGCCAGTCATTCTGCTTCTATTGATTGATTGCCAGTCTTTGCCAAGATTGCGCTCTATAATACTTTTGGCATGGCTTACTAATACTTCTCTCTGCCTTTCAGGAGTTGATGCGACATAATCTGCCTTAATCTCTCTCCATCTTTTTAACAAGTTTTGGTTCATTTTCAGTCCTTTACTTTAGTTGATTAAATGAGAATTGTTCTCATGCACTGCACTGCTTTTTACTGCTCTTGTGATTGTAGTCAAAATGTCCACAAGTTGTAAAGGATTTATTTGCAGTCCAGATGGCATGAGAGTGTCTGGACAAGTTGTGGACAATTTAGGGCAGTTGTGGACAAGTTGTGGATAATGTTGTGGACAATGCAAAAAGCCATGAGAGCCAGAACTGGCTTGCTTGTGGATATTGTGGACAATTTAAAATAGGTATATAGCTAAAGATTGTTTTTTGTATAAGTCTTCGTGAGCGAATGTTGTAAGCCAACGATTTAATTGGACTGTCCAAATTGTCCACATTGTCCACAAATCTCCCAGACCCCGTCTCTTTGTTCCCAGCTTTTCTCCCAGTTGTGGACATTGTGGATAACCTAAAATCAAATTGTCCACATTGTCCACAAATCATATTCTGGACGGATTATTGTGGATAGTCCACATTGTCCACAAATAGATAATAAGATAATCGGATTATCTGGATTATTAGATAATCAAATATAATCAAAAGCAAAAGATAATATAGTATTATCTACACATAATCAGGCATTATCTCCATGTTCTCTAGCTCATGCCATGAGCCAGTAGGGTTTACCCCTAGACTTTAGAAATTGCCTATTTTTTAAGCACCCCCCCCTAGGGCCTGGGAGTTTGGTGCTTGTGGTGGCCAGCTATCACGAACAATTTTTATTTTTTAAATTTTTTTGTTACACTCCACTCATGTTCCAATCCTTCGCTTACGAACCTCGTAAATTGCAAGCCACGGAAGCGCGGCTAGAAGCAATCATGCAAGCCGCTAAGTTAGGGCTAAAAGGTGACTCTTTGGCTTTAGCTGCCGGAATGACGCCTACTGAATATCGGCAATTGATTTTGTTTGACCCAATTGCTGAGTACGCTGAACTGAAAGGACGCGCTGATGGAGAACGTGAAATGGCCCAAGTCTTGCATCTTGCTGCAAAAGAAGGTGACGCCAAAGCCGCCCTCGAAATCCTTAAACACCAGCACGGATGGGTTGCCAAGCAACAGCTTTCAATCGACGTTGAACAACGAATATCTATCACGGCAGCGCTTGAACAAGCGCAACAACGAGTTGTCGATGCTCTGGAAAGCCAACCCGCCCAAGACGTGACCTATAAAGAACTACCTAAAGAAAAACTAAAAGCAGCCTAATGCAAACGACAATCTACAGCGCCCAAGACGAACAGGCGCTCATGGCTAAACTGTGGTCGCCAGCCCTCAAAGACAACCCGTTAGCATTCGTGATGTTTTGCTATCCGTGGGGCGAGAAAGGCACGCCGCTTGAACATTTCAATGGCCCACGCAAGTGGCAACGCCAGATCCTGCAAGACATCGCCGACCACATCCAAGCTAATCAGGGTAAAGTTGACTTTGACGTACTGCGTGAAGCCGTGGCTTCTGGGCGCGGTATTGGCAAGTCGGCCCTAGTGTCCTGGCTAGAGCATTGGATGCTATCGACCAGAATAGGCGCGTCCATCATCGTGTCGGCTAACAGCGAAACGCAGCTACGCTCGGTCACTTGGGCTGAGATTACTAAGTGGCTGTCCATGTCCATCAACAGCCATTGGTTTGAGGTCAGCGCCACAAGAGTCATGCCAGCCAAATGGCTGACTGAGTTGGTTGAGCGCGACTTGAAGAAAGGCACGCGCTACTGGGGTGTGGAAGGGCGGCTATGGTCGGCTGAGAATCCGGACGCGTTTGCGGGAGTTCACAACTACGACGGGGTGATGGTCATATTTGATGAGGCGTCAGGTATTGACGACTCTATCTGGGCGGTGACGTCAGGGTTCTTTACTGAGAACACGCCCAACCGTTTTTGGTTTGCGTTCTCTAACCCGCGTCGCAACAGCGGCTACTTCTATGAGGCGTTTCATTCTAAGCGTGACTTTTGGCAAACGCGCAACATCGACTCAAGGGAAGTCGAGGGTACTGACAAGGGCGTGTACAACCAGATCATTGACGAGTACGGGGCTGATTCAAGCCAAGCGTATGTTGAGGTCTATGGTATGTTTCCCAACGCTAGTGATGACCAGTTCATTGGCTCCGCCCTAGTGGATGAGGCGATGAAACGGGACAGATACAAGGACGACTCCGCGCCCATTATCGTGGGGGTTGACCCTGCTCGGTTTGGATCGGACTCGACCGTTATCGCTGTGCGGCAAGGGCGCGACATCGTGGAGCTACGCAAACATAAGGGTGACGACACAATGGAAACGGTTGGGCGCATCATCGAGGTGATGGAGCAGTATCAGCCAGCGCTAGTAAACATCGACGAAGGCGGCCTAGGTGCTGGGGTAGTGGATCGGCTCAAGGAGCAACGCTACAAGGTGCGGGGTGTGAACTTCGCGAACCGAGCTAAGAACCCTATGATGTACGGCAACAAACGGGCTGAGATGTGGGGCGACATGAAGAACTGGCTGCGTGAGGCGGCTATGCCACAGGATCGCTATCTTAAGAGTGACCTCATTAGCCCACTGATGAAGCCGGACAGCAAAGGGGCGATCTTCTTGGAAAGCAAGAAAGACATGAAGGCTAGAGGGCTAGCATCGCCCGACGCGGCAGACGCCATAGCGCTGACTTTTGCGTTTCCTGTTGCACATCGGGAATCTAAAGGTATACTTCGCAAACAGACGTATCAATCCCAGGGCGCAGCTCTGAACTCATGGATGGGATCATAATGTTTAAAAAATTAATGAAGCTGTTTGGCTATCAACCGATTCAACCACAGGAGAATGAACCATGCCCCTCAAAAAAAGCACCAGTGCTAAAGCCTTCAAAGAAAACGTCCGCGCCGAAGCCCGTTCAGGCAAGCCCATCAAGCAAGCGGTCGCCATCGCGTACAGCGTCAAGCGCGAAGCCGCAAGTAAAGGCAAAAACAGCGCGGTTAAAAAAGTAGCAGGGAGAGGCAGATGAGCAAGCTAACTACTAAGTCACGCAATTCATTATCTAAGTCTGAGTTTGGTATGCCGAGCGAACGTAAGTATCCAATGCCTGATCGCGCCCATGCAGCTAACGCTAAAGCGCGTGCAAGCCAAGAAGTAAAGGCTGGCAAACTATCTCCATCAGCTAAATCTAAGATTGATGCTAAAGCAAACAAAATCCTTGCAAAGAAAAAATGAGCCTAAAACCATTAAGTAATTGTGTTCTAATTCGTCAAGACACAGAAAAGTTATCGGATTTAATAGTTTTACCACAAAACAAATTATTTAGCGGTATCATAGTGGCAATTGGTGAAGGCAAAAAGAGTCCAAAGGGATTCCTTGAGCCTATGAACGTCAAAGAAGGCGACCATGTGCTATTCGGCGAATATTCCGGGCAAAAGGTTACCGTTGACGGCGAAGAATTGTTGATGATGCGCGAACCTGATGTGATCGGAATACTAAATGGCGTATGACCAAACCTCGATGAATATTGTTGGCAAAGTAGCCAACGTAGGTATCAACCCCACAGGCCCAGACGAACAAGCAGATGTTCTAGCCACGATGCGTCATCGCTTTACGATGGCGATGTCAGCATACAGCGAATCCCGTGAAGATGAACTTGATGACCTTCGATTTATGGCTGGTTCTCCAGATAATCAATGGCAATGGCCTGCTGACGTATTGGCAACTCGCGGATCTGTTCAAGGGCAGACCATTAACGCAAGACCTTGCCTTACTATTAACAAACTACCGCAGCACGTCCGTCAAGTAACAAACGAACAGCGTCAGAATCGACCCTCTGGAAAAGTTATTCCAGCCGATGACAAAGGTGATGTTGAAGTAGCTGAGATTTTTGAAGGTATGGTTCGCCATATCGAATATATGTCTGATGCCGACGTGGTGTATGACACCGCTTGCGAAAACCAAGTGACATACGGCGAAGGCTATTTCCGCATTTTGACCGAGTATTGCAACGATGATTCGTTTGATCAAGACATCCGTTTAGGCCGTATTCGTAACGCATTTAGCGTTTACATGGATCCAATGATCCAAGACCCGGCTGGTCAAGACGCTGAATATTGTTTTATCAGTCAAGACATGGAAAAGGCTGAGTACGAACGCCAATATCCTAACGCCGCGCCCATTAGTTCTATTTTGTCCCAAGGCGTAGGCGATGAATCTTTAAGCCAATGGCTAAATGAAGATACTATCCGCATTGTCGAGTATTTTTATTACAAACACGTTCCAACTAAGCTCAATCTATATCCAGGTAATCAATCATTTTTTGAAAATACCCCTGAAGATAAGCAAATGAAACAACACGGTTTAAAACCGTTAAAAACTCGCACGGTAGATGTCAAAAAAGTTATTTGGATGAAAACCAATGGCTATGAAATCTTGCAAGAACAGAAATGGGCAGGTAAATGGATCCCTGTGATCCGTGTAGTAGGTAACGAATTTGAAGTAGATGGACGTATTTTTGTGTCAGGATTGGTCAGAAATGCCAAAGATGCACAACGTATGTACAACTACTGGGTATCACAAGAGGCAGAAATGCTAGCTCTTGCGCCCAAAGCGCCATTTATCGGTTACGGCGGTCAATTTGAAGGTTACGAAATGCAGTGGAAAACTGCAAATACGACCAATTGGCCTTATTTGGAAGTTAATCCAGACGTTACTGACGGTATGGGTGCAACATTGCCATTACCGCAACGCGCTGCACCTCCATTAGCTCAAACTGGCTTAATTCAGGCCAAAATGGGCGCTAGTGACGACATTAAGTCTACAACTGGTCAATATGACTCAAGTTTAGGCGCTACAAGCAACGAACGCAGCGGTAAAGCGATTCTTGCACGCGAAAAACAAGGTGATGTAGGTACATTCCATTACGGCGACAACCTAACTAAAGCGATTCGCTTTGGTACACGTCAGTTAATTGACCTTATTCCTAAGATTTACGACACTGAGCGCATTGCTCGTATTGTTGGTATTGATGGTGAAGTGTCTATGGTTAAGATTAACCCTGAACAACCTGAGCCAGTTAAAAAAATTGTCGATCAACAAGGCATTGTGATTGAAAAAATCTACAACCCTAGCGTTGGTACATACGACGTTGTGGCTACTACAGGCCCAGGCTACATGACCAAGCGTCAAGAAGCGATGGATGCTATGGCTCAGATTTTGCAAGGTAATCCTGAGCTTTGGAAAGTGGCTGGCGACTTGTTTGTTAAGAATATGGATTGGCCTGGCGCTCAAGAATTAGGCGATCGTTTGGCTAAAACCATTGATCCTAAACTACTTGCCGTTGATGACGAAGATCCAGCATTGGCTGCGGCTCAACAACAGATTCAAGCAATGGGTCAAGAAATGGAACAAATGCACGCCATGTTGCAAAACGTCGGCAAGTCCATTGAAGCTCAAGATATGGAGCGTAAAGAATTTGAAGCTCAAATTAAAGCCTTTGATGCTGAAACCAAACGGATGCAAGCGTTCGCTAATTCAATGACTCCAGAAAATATCCAAGAAATTGTTATGGGTACAATACATGGAGCTATTACTTCGGGCGATTTAATAAGTGAAATGCCTAGAGAACAAACCGAAGTAGGCGAACCAGGACAAGAAGCACAACCAATGCCGCCACAAGGGATGCCACAATGAAAGCCGCTGATTTTGTAGGAATCTTATTTTTAGCCCGTGATGTGGCTCATTCAGTTCATTTAAACACCCGCAGCTATGCAAAACACAAGGCTTTAAATCGTTTTTATGATGAAATTATTGAAGTCGCAGACGATTTTTCCGAAGCGTATCAGGGACGGCATGGTTTAATTGGCCCAATTAGCTTACTGTCAGCTAAAAAGACAGGCAATATTATTGAGTTTTTAGAATCTTCTCTTGAAGAAATCGAAGGCGCAAGATATGATGTTTGCAGTAAAGAAGATTCAGCAATGCAAAATTTGATCGACAATATTGTTGATCTTTATCTATCCACTTTATACAAGCTCCGCTTTTTGGCGTAAGGAATTATCATGGCAAATTACACTTATTCAGACGCAACCGTACAAGTAAAAGTTGGCGCAGGCAAACTTTTTGGTATTTTTGTATCTACTTCATCTAGCGGCACATTAACTGTTTACGATAGCCCTGCTGGTAGCACAAGCGATCCAAAGATTGCCAACACTATTACAGTATCAGCCGGGACTCAGTATTTAAGTTTTCCCGCAGGTATTTATTTTAATAAAGGACTATATATCGTTCTTGGTTCTACAGCTACTTTCACTGTCGTTTACGAATAATTTTCGCCCCGTAAGGAAAAATCATGGGTAATTTAGTCTTTCAAGCCCCGTTAGGCGGCTCGACCACCATTAGTGGCCCAGATACTACGGGTTCTAATACTATTACGGTTCCAAACGCAAGTGGCGAATTTCTTATTTCAGCAGGTACTTTATCTGCTTCTTCATCCGTAGCAACCAATTCAAGTGGTGCTTTAATTACCATAACTAACACAGGTACAGGTAATAACGTATTAGCTACAAGCCCTACGCTTGTAACTCCTAATCTTGGTACACCTTCCGTTTTAGTTGGTACTAATATTACTGGCACGGCTGCTGGATTAACTGTAGGAACTGCAACTAATGCAACTACTGCGACTACTTCTACTAACCTTGCTGGCGGTTCTACTGGTTCAGTACCTTATCAATCTGGCTCCGGGGCTACTACTTTTTTATCCGCAGGCACCAATGGTCAAGTACTTACGTTAGCTGCTGGCGTACCAACTTGGTCTACTGTTAGTGGTACAGGCGATGTAGTTGGGCCATCTTCAGCTACAAATAATGCTATTGCCATCTATAACGGCACTACAGGTAAATTAATTCAAAATTCAGGCGCAACAATCAGCGCTGGAGTTATTACTGCTAGCGGTTTTTCAGGAAACGCTACAAGCGCTACTAATATTGCTGGCGGCGCTACAGGTTCATTACCATATCAATCAGGTACAGGAGCTACTACTTTTTTAGCTGCTGGGTCTAACGGTCAAGTATTGACTTTATCTGGTGGTGTGCCTACTTGGGCAGCGGTTGGCGGTACAGGTACAGTTACCAATGTTTCCGCATTAACTTTAGGTACTTCAGGTACTGATTTAAGCTCTACTGTTGCTAACAGCACTACAACTCCAGTTATTACATTAAATGTTCCAACTGCTTCAGCTACTAATCGCGGTGTATTAAGCGCTGCTGATTGGACAACTTTTAATAACAAAGGTAATGGTACAGTTACTAGCGTTACTGGTACAGCTCCTGTGGTATCTAGCGGTGGCACAACACCTGCAATTAGTATGGCAGCCGCTAGCGCGTCTGCAAACGGTTACTTAACTAGCACTGATTGGTCTACATTTAACAGCAAACAACCTGCTGGCACTTATGTTACTTCTGTATCGGCGACTAGCCCTGTAACTAGCTCTGGTGGCACAACGCCTACTATTGCTATGCCTGCGGCAACTACTTCAGTTAGTGGTTATTTAACTAGCACCGACTGGAATACTTTTAATAACAAAGGAAGCGGCTCAGTTACTTCTGTAAGCGGTACAGGCACAGTTAATGGTCTTACTCTTACTGGCACTGTTACTAGCTCAGGTAGCTTAACTCTTGGCGGCACTTTAGATTTATCTAGCCCTCCTGCTATTGGCGGCACAACAGCCGCAGCTATTACCGGCACAACCATCACTGCAAACACTAAACTTGTAAGTTCTTATCTTGATGCTTCAGGATCAGGCGGCGGTGCTTTAAGAACTGCAGGCGGTTCAGCTTGTTTGCAATGGGGCGGCGGTGGCGGTGTTAATTTAACTTTAGATGGTTCATTTAACATGAACCCTGCTAACTCTACTATTTCAATGGCTCCTAGTGGTAGCGGCACTGTAACTATTAACCCAGCCACAGCCGGAACTGTAGATAATATGGCTGTTGGTGGCACTACTGCCGCGGCGGGTACATTTACAGTTGTTAAAGCAACCGAATACATTGAAAAATCTACTGCTATTGCGGCTAGCGCTATTGATTTGTCTGCAAGTAATTACTTTACCAAGACAATCTCAGGTACAACAACTTTTACTATCAGCAACGCAGCAGCTAGTGGTTTAGTAAACTCATTTATCTTGCAATTAACTAATGGTGGCTCTGCTACAGTTAACTGGTTCTCAGGAGTTAAATGGGCTGGCGGTACTGCCCCTACATTGACAGCTTCAGGATATGATGACTTAGGTTTCTTTACTATTGATGGTGGCACAACTTGGCAAGGCTTTGTTCTAGGAAAGGCGATGGCTTAATATGCCAGTTCGTGACCTGTTAAGTGCAGCTAGCGGTATTCCTACTGGTGGTGGCACAGACCCATATTTTTATGATGTTTCATTGCTTTTAAATGGCGATGGAACGAATGGCGCACAGAACAATACATTTTTAGATAGCTCAAGCAATAATTTCACTATCACTCGTAATGGTAGCCCTACACAAGGCTCATTTAGTCCTTATGGTAATTTGTGGAGTAACTATTTTGATGGGTCTAGTGCTTTAACTGGTCCGACAAATAATCTAAATATTAATTCTGGCAATTTTACCATTGAAGCATGGGTATATCTTTCCGCTTATCAAAATGGTGGTGGCGAAAGTTTTACAGACCAATGGATTGTTGCTAACTGCGGGCCTAATTCTGGTAATTGGTGGCTTCGAGTTGGAACCGGGTCAAACAATTATTTGCAATTTTATAATTTAGCTGGTTCAAGCGCCGTAACAGCAACTTCTAATTTTCCTTTAGGTACTTGGGTTCATGTGGCTGCTGTAAAGAATGGCGGAACAATAACACTTTATCAAAATGGTGTAAGCGTAGCATCTGGGGCAGATTCCACAAACTTTAGTAGTAGTTTTCCTGTAACAATTGGAACACAAAATGGATACGCAAGGTATTGGCTCGGCTATATTTCTAATGTTCGTGTAACAACTACAGCAGTTTATACCGGAAACTTTACGCCCCCAACAACGCCATTAAGTGCTATAAGCGGCACTCAATTATTAACTTGTCAATCAAATCGTTTTATTGATAACAGCGCAAACAACTTTTCAATAACTGTAAACGGCTCACCATCTGTTCAACGCTTCTCACCATTTAACCCAACAGCACCATACTCTACAGCGACTATTGGTGGAAGTGGATATTTTGATGGTAGTAGTTATTTGACAATGGCAAGTAACTCTGCTTTTTCTCCCGGAACTGGAGATTTTACTGTTGAATGTTGGGTAAACTTTAATCCTTCTGTTACTCCTGAAGTTGCTTTTTTTACTACTACAAATAATATTTCTGGGGCTAGTGGACAGTTATGGTTTGGTTATAGTGGCGGTCAATTGCGTATAAGCCGACATGGTTCTGGAGCTTATATAGTTGGTTACACTTGGTCACCAGGAATAAATAATTGGCATTATGTAACTGCAACAAGAGCTTCAGGAACAACTTATTTATTTATTGATGGTGTTTTAGTTACTACTTCAACTGTGCAAAATGGAATAAGTTTTTCTGAATCTGGAGCAATGATTGGTGTTTTAACTGGCAATTCTCCACCATATATGCAAGGTTATTTAACTGATGTTAGATATACTGTTGGAACAGCACTTTATACATCAACATTTACTTCACCAACTGCTCCATTAACTTCGTCAGGCTCTACTACATTCTTAGCTAGTTTTCAAAACGCTGGCATCCCTGACCTTGCTATGCAAAATGACTTACAAACAGTAGGCTCTGCACAAGTAAGCACAAGTGTTAAGAAGTATGGGACAGGTTCTATTAGTTTAAATGGGTCTACAGATTGGCTTACAACTGCAATTAGTCAAAATGTTTATTTAGGCTCTGGTGACTTTACTATTGAAGGATGGTTTTATTCTACATCAAGCGGAAATCAAGCAATATTAAGTAGGTGGAGCTCTCCTGATAGTAATTCATCATGGGAAATTATTTATTATTCAGGAACTTTATATTTTCAAGTTGCTGTAGGCTCATCTGTATATTCAGTAACAACATCAACTTTTCCTACTAACCAATGGAATTGGTTTGCTATGGTTAAAAGTGGCACAACAATGGCTGCATTTTTAAATGGCACAAGATTAGGCACAACAACTGTTTCAGGTGCTGTTAATAATGGCAATCAAGGATTAAGCATTGGTGTTCGTTCAGGAGGAACATCTTTTCCTTTTTCAGGATATTTAGATGACATTAGAATTACCAATGGCTATGCAAGATATGATGTTACTCAAAGCACCATAACACCACCTACAGCAGCTTTACCGACTTACTAAGGAATAATTATGTTAATCGCAATCGTTAATGGACAAACAGTAGAACAAGTTGGTGATTACCAAGTTCTGTTTCCTAATACTTCTTTTCCAGCTTCAGGCCCTACACCTGAATGGATGGCTGAAAATTCATGCTTGCCTGTAACTGTTTATTTGCCTTATGACCCTGCAACTCAATATCTTGAGTCTGTAGCCCCATACATTAATAGCGATGTGGTTTATACAGTAGAAGTTCAAGATATGACGCCAGAGCAATTAGCTGCTTATCGTCAAAGTATTGCACAGCAATATAAAGCACAAGCGCAGTCACTTCTTTCACAAACCGATTGGACTGCTATTCCTGATGTGGCTGACCCAGCTAAGTCTGACCCATATTTGACAAATCAAGCAGAATTTGTGTCTTGGCGCAGCGTAATCCGTGCTATTGCTGTTAATCCTACTTATGATGCTTTTTTTCCTACAAAGCCTAATGAGCAATGGAGCAATCAGCTTGTAAGTAAGGCTACAATAGGAACAACAACTGCTTCCTTTACGATTAACACATAGGATCAAGTATGACCACTTTAATCCCAAAATTTAGACAAAACGCTTCTGGCGCGGTTAATAGACCTATTAATCTTAAACTAGCGGAAACCGTATCTATTACGGACTTCGGCGCTGTAGGTAATGGCACAACTGACGACACCGCAGCTATTCAGGCAGCTATTAACTCAGGCGCGGATCAAATTTATGTGCCTGCTACTAACAACGGGTATCGCACAACAGCGCCAATTACCATTACTACAGGCATTACTATCATTGGAGATGGTACAAACCCTTATGGATCCGCAGGGCCTTTTGGTACCCGCGGCCGTGGTAGTTGGTTCTTTTTAGACCATTCAGGCGTTGGTTTTTTAACCAAATCCGGTTCTTCCGCGTTTATTTCTACCGTTCGTTTTGAAAAAATTGGTACATATCGTAAACATACAAACGCTATTACAACTGGCTGGACTCCCACCGTATTTGATTTTGACTTTGATACGTATAACGCCGATGTGTTTTATACCGACGTAGTATTGTTAAACCCTTATAAAGGTATTAACCATAATGACGGCGATGCAGGGCGTGTAACAATTGATAACGTTCGTGGTCAGTTTTTATTTATTGGTATTAACATTAATAAGGCTTTAGATACCGTTCGGATCAATAACTTTCATAATTGGCCTTTTTGGCAAAATGATTCTAACGTCACTGCATACACTCAATCCAACGCAATTGCTATTTCATTAAATCGTTGCGACAACCCTATGTTGTCAAACGTATTTAGTATTTACACCAACATTACTCTTGGTTTTTATCAAAACGCTTCTGGGCATACTTCTAAGCTCCACGGCGTTAATTTAGACTTTGATATTAGCAATTACGCTATTTTTGTGGATTCCACAGTAGATGGTGCTACAGCCCAATTTTCTAACTTGACTAGCTATGGGCCTCCAGCTAATAGCTCTAACTACAACATTCGTATGTTAGGAGCTAATTGCTTATTTGATTTTTCTAACTTAGAAGGTCAAAACCTTTCCCGTGGTTTAATTAACGTGGGCGGTACGGGCAATACAGTTACTATGGGTAACGTACGCGTTAATTCTTGGGATACTTTAACTGGTAGCAACGCTTTGGTAACCGTAGGTACAGGTAATAAAGTACATATCGCTAACCCAATGGCTATTGTAGGTTCAGGTACGCAATTTAACGCTACAGGCGAATTGTTTTATCAATACACCACAATTGGTGCTGGTATTATTACTGCTGCAGCTACTACGGTAGTGGTCAATCATAATTTGCCAATTACACCAACTTTAAACCAAATTAAATTGTCTATGGAAACAGGTACAGGCGCTGCTGTAGCCGTATGGCCTTCTAATATTACATCGACTCAATTTACTATTAATTGTGGCACTGCCCCCGGCGCTGACATTACTGTTGGCTGGCGGGCTTCTTTAGAGGCTTAACATGGCATATAACTTATCCCCCGTCGGCGGCGCAGGTTGGCAGTTTTTCGATAATAACGGATTGCCTTTGGCTGGCGGTCTTTTGTATACCTATTTGGCTGGCTCAACCACGCCAGCGGTGACTTATACAAGTTACACAGGGGCTACACCTAATTCCAACCCAATTGTTTTGGATTCGTCAGGTAGACCTCCTTATGAGATTTGGTTAAACGGCTTGTACTCATACAAGTTTGTTTTACAAGATTCTCATGGCGTACAAATTTGGAGCATGAATAACCTTTATGGTTTGCCCTCAGGCGGCGCTCAGTCTTATCAAACCGCCATTCAAGGTCAAACCGTGTTCACCGTTTCGACTTACACTACAGGCAATAACAGCTTAAAAGTCTACGTCAACGGCAGTAAACAAATTATTACCTTAAACTACAATGAAACTGATCCAACAACAATTACTTTTGTAAGTGGTTTAAATGCTGGTGACATAGTTGAATTTGCTAGTTAATAGAGTATGATGTAACAAAACCGCACTAGCCGGATTGCTAGGGATTCTTAGGAGTCATATCAATGAGTGAAGATACTCAAGAAGTAGTACAAGCGGAAGTAACCGCGCCGGAACAGGAAGCTACGGCAGCCCCTGAATCTGAAGTAATAGCGCCGGAAGCAGCAGAAAAACCAGCGGAAGCAACCAAAACTTTTACACAAGAAGAATTGGACGCGGCCATTGGGAAACGTCTTGCTAGAGAACAACGTAAGTGGGAAAGAGAACAGACAGCTAAGGCTCAAGAAACACAAGCCCGAAAAGCTCCAGTAGAAATCCCGCCTATTGAGCAATTTAATTCACCAGACGAATATGCTGAAGTATTGGCAGAACGTAAGGCAGAAGAATTGCTTGCTAGGCGTGAACAAGCTAGGATGCAGTCTGAGATCATTGAGTCCTATCACGAACGTGAAGAAGAAGCGCGGAACAAATATGACGATTTTGAACAAGTCGCCTATAACTCCAAGCTCCCAATCACCGACGCTATGGCTCAAACGATTCAAGCCTCTGAAGTTGGCCCCGATATGGCTTATTACCTAGGGTCTAATCCGAAAGAAGCTGAACGTATTTCTCGTTTATCGCCCCTCGCGCAAGCAAAAGAATTAGGGAAAATTGAAGCTAAATTAAGCGACAATCCACCTGTTAAAAAGACTTCGAGCGCCCCTGCACCAATTGCTCCGGTCACGGCAAGATCCTCTGGATCTCCAGCCACAGATACAACTGATCCTCGTTCGATTAAGTCGATGAGTACGTCAGAATGGATCGAAGCTGAACGCCAACGCCAGATCAAGAAGTGGGAAGCGCAGAGAAACCGCTAACTATTTTTTATTAGGAAACTAAAATGTCTAACTCGATCTTAACGATTGACATGATTACACGTAAGGCTCTTGAGATCCTTGAGAATAATCTTGTCTTAACCCGTAACGTAAACCGTCAATATGACGATTCTTTCGCTGTTGAAGGCGCCAAAATTGGCTCTACACTGCGTATCCGCTTACCAGACCGCGCTTTGGTTACTGACGGTGCCGCCTTGCAAGTTCAAGACGACAACGAACAGTACACAACTTTGTCTGTTGCTAGTCAAAAGCACATTGGTGTTAACTTCACTTCTGCTGAATTGACAATGCAGTTAGATGACTTTGCAGAGCGTGTATTAAAACCACGTATCTCACAGTTGGCTTCTTCTATTGACGCTGACGTAGCAAACAGCTACAAAGCTATCTATAGCTCAGTAGGCACTCCTGGCACAACTCCTTCTACTTCTTTGGTGCTTTTACAAGCTCAACAAAAGTTGAACGAAAACGCTGCTGTTATGTCCCCACGTTACGCTACTGTTAACCCAGCAGCCAACGCTGGCTTGGTTGAAGGCATGAAAGGTTTGTTTAATCCTACAGACACAATCAGCCGTCAGTTCAAGAACGGCATGATGGGTATGGGCGTGTTGGGCTTCGACGAAGTTAACATGAGCCAATCTATCAAGCAGCACACAACTGGTGACTGGGGTACAACTATCACTGTAACTTCAACTGTAACTACCCAAGGTCAAGCTACATTGCCAATCAGCTTTACTGGCTCTAGCAAAACTTGGAACGTAGGCGACGTATTTACTATCGCTGACGTTTATGCAGTTAACCCACAAACTCGTGAGTCCACAGGTAGCCTCCAACAGTTCACTGTAACTGCTGTAGCTGCTGGTTCTTCTACTGCAACTCTGTCTATTAGCCCAGCTCTTTACACTTCTGACAATGCGTTAGCAACTGTAAATAGCTTCCCTGTAGCTGGTAAAGCAGTGACCATGTTGGGTTCAGCTCTTAGCCAATACGCTCAAAACTTGGTATACCACAAAGATGCGATCACTTTTGCGACCGCTGACTTGTTGTTGCCACAAGGCGTAGACATGGCGTCACGTCAAGTTCATAACGGCATTTCTATGCGTGTTGTCCGTCAATACGATATTAACAATGACCGTTTGCCTTGCCGTATCGACGTTCTGTATGGCTACAGCACAATCCGTCCACAAATGGCTTGCCGTATCTGGGGCTAATCGAAACGCTCCCGCGCAAGCGGGGGCTTTTTAACTATATTTTTTAAGGAATAAAATCATGGCACTTCCAAATGGCGCAGGTGGTTATCAGGTTGGTGATGGTAATCTATCCGAAGTTCAAATCAATGTTCAAGCAGCTCCCGTATCTACAGCTACTGGTGTAACTTTGACAGCAGCTCAATTGACTGATGGCATTGTTATTTACACTGGCACAGGCGCAGCTAATCTAACGCTTCCAGATGCAACGGACGTAGATTCACTTGTATCTAGCTCTAAAACTAATAGTTGTTTTGATGTTTCTTTTATTAACACAAGCGCAACTGGCGCCGCTACTGTTGTAGCTGGTACTGGTTGGACATTGTCTGGTGTTGTTACTTTGTCTGCGGTTACGTCATCTACATGGCGCGCTCGTAAGACAGCAGCAGGCACTTGGACTTTCTACCGCATCGCTGGTTAATGTAATATCCCGCCCTTCGGGGCGGGACTTTTAAAGGAAAAATCATGGCTAATACAAAAGCTGTTGGCGTAGCGTATGCTGACCCAGCCGTTGATACTATCCAGTACAAACTGTATACAGTCGGTACACTGCCAGCCGCATCCACAGCACTTGCTGGGACACGCGCTGCTGTAAGCGACTCCAATACAGCTTATACCGCTGGTATCGGCGCCACTGTAGCTGCTGGAGGCTCTTATGTAGTCCCAGTATTTTGCAATGGTACTAACTGGTTAATCGGCTAATAAATAGGGGGCTTTTTGCCCCCTATCTACATAGAAAAAATATGCCCATCATTTATTTAGAACATCCAGACCACG